AATACCAATAGACCACTTTATAAGTCTGTTCATAGAAGAAGATCGTAACTATGGGAAGATCTTGGATGATCTAACTGTAGAAGGGAATATACTTGTGGGAAGACTGGTTTTAGAGTGGTTTGGATATGAGGGTGAAGCAAAGGACCAAAAGAAGGCGTTTATAAAGATGCTTCAGCGCAATGATATTTATTATAATCAATTGACTGGAAATAATACAGAAGTTAAGCTGTATCCTTCTATTAAAGACGAAATTAATACAATGGCTAAATGTGACGTGGTTAAAACAAAATTCCTAATTATGGAACCAAACGACCTTAAGATGGCAATAATGCAACTTAAGACTAAGAATGGTCACATCATCCGACAATACTATATAGACCTTGAAGAGCTCCTTAAAACGTACGTTGAATATAACAATGAAAAAACAAGAAGAATACGTGCGATCTTTAGGTATCTCCCTGGAAGAAGTCAAAGATCAGAATGAAGAGCTACTTGATAGTAACAAAGGACTCGAGAAAAATGTTAAATGTCTTGAAAAGCAGAATAGTAATATTCAACGTAAGTTGGGCATCGCGGTCGAAGATCGCGCACCTCTTCCAGCCAACGAAGACAAACAAGAGAGGTTTGTTCTACTTAAAAGAAATGATAGCCAACATTATCAATACTATACCATCAGAGCTCAATTTGGGTACACAGAGCGTCGAATTAGGACGCAAAGAACCCTATTTCCGGATATGGAAATTTTACTTGATTTTAAAGCTAATCCAAACTCTAAAACTTTATATAACCGAATTAAGGATGAACTTAAGGCTAAAAATGTTCAATTTAGCGGAAACAATATAGATCTGGAAGAGTCCGAGGTTACCCAAGAAGAATTCGTCAACGAGATGATGACCATCAACGACCAAAAATACAATGTTCAATAATATATTATTTTTAATGCTCTAAGAATAGAGCATTAAATTTATTAAGCTCAATATGTTTTAGTTGTACCATTCCTTTTTATAATTATTTTTTCAATTTTATAGTCAACGACAACCTTTTCAGAACTAACGCTTGAAGAGGTATCGGTAACCTTTGGAATTGAAAATTTGTTACGATATTGTTGTTTCTTACCAACAACCGTAGTCCATCCATTGTTTGTGCCTGGCTCCATTTATTACTCTCAAAATTTTACAGAGTAATAAATGTCGTATCTACTTTCCCCTGTCCTATACCTAGAGGCCGAGGATTTTAATAGTAACTTGAACCTTAAACATTTTAAAAATAAAACATGTGTCGTTATGGTTCAAGCAAACTTTTGCGGCTACTGTACCAGTGCCAAACCACACTTTCAAAAGTTTGCTGAAAAAAATAAACCAAACGTGGTCTGTTTGACCATAGAAGGAGACGATAATACACCTGAGACTGAAAAACTACTTAATATCGTCAAAAAATTAAAGCCGTCGTTTGGAGGGTTCCCAGACTACCTTTTATTTAAAAAGAATAAATTTGTTCAGAAAGAAATTAATGGTAGAACAGAGGAGGCGTTGGAAGAATTTATAAAATAATTTTTTATGGTTTTAATGATTGTTGCAATCATTAAAATTTTTAGATTTTGTCAATTTGTCTACAATTTTTAATAGTTGTTTTTTTTTGATCCATTCAGTCTCCTTACTTCTCCACTCGATATCCTTGTTTCGTAATCTTTGCATAAAAGTAATCTTGACCATTAATATTCTTTTTTGTTAGTACATTCCTTGGACGCTTCAAAAAACCATAAAATCCTTGAATTAAAAAATTAAAATCAATTTATTTTTAATGTTACAGTTATAGATTGATTTGAACTATCAACGACAATAGTTTTATTAGAGATTACGGCATCCTTCAACTCTTGAATCTCTTCGGAAGAATCTGTTTCTGTTGTATATTCACCATTATCTTCTTGTAACATATGTTTTACTAAAGGTTCGGTTACACCTGTTTCCTCTTCATCTTGCTCTTCATCTGTGGGAAGAGTTGTACTCGCTGTGGAAAGAGTGGTTACAACATCTGTTTCTTCTTCATCTTGTACTGTAGGAGTCGTATCGGTTACATTCGGAGTCGTACTCGCCGTGGGAAGAGTCGTATCGGTTACATTCAGAGTCGTACTCGCCGTGGGAAGAGTCGTATCGGTTACATTTGTTGTTTGGTAGCTGTACGCCATATTTAATCCAAATACTGTCGTTAGAATCAAGGTTAAAATTCCAGATAAAATAACCACGAATTTACAATATTTCGCCCATAAAGTATTTGGTCGTTTGGACTTATAATTAATTGATTTCTCGATATCTTGAGAGACCGGTGTATAAATTGACTTTGATACCATTTATTACTCTGCAAAATCTTAGTAATAAAAATAATTTGAAATTTTGTCACCAAAAAATTACATAAATAAATAATGGATCTACAATACTATAAACTGTTTAACAAAGAGACTTCTCAAGGAATTGTTGGTCTATTAAGACCTTTCAAGGATTCTTCTTCATCTAAAAGGTCATCCAAAGCTAAAAAATCACATTTTAAAATTTTCAGTATAGATAACCACAATATGTCACAGTCGGCAACCGATTACTTTTTTGTTGTGGATGAACCTTCTTACAAGATGTATAATTTTTCACAAAGCCGCTCGGTGCCGGACACGATAGAAGAAGAATACAAGATGTATGTTTTCAAAATTTCAAAAGATGTTAATACTCTGTTGGACCACGAATTTAAGATATCGAAAAGCTTGGAAGAGTTAAGCCCTTTTCTACCACATTTTAACAGGATTCTCGAGATCAAGAGAAATATAAAGTGTCTCTTACCTGAAAATAAAAAACAACGGGGTAGTGGTGACTTTAATCCATTTATCAAGTACAACTGTATAAGGGATGTCTCCGTGATCGAATACATCCCTAGCAAGATGACACTTTTAAAATATCTTCAAAAGACTAGTTTTACTAGTTGTTCCGAAGCTTTAATTCATCAGCTAATCATAGCTTTGTTTGTGGCCCAACAAGAGGTTAATTTTACCCATTACGACCTTCACTTGGAAAATGTTTTGTTGAGAAGATGCTTAAAAAGAACCTTTTTCTGGTATAAATTTATGTACGAAGGAGCGTTGATCGAAAGATTAATATTTACCAATGGTTACTTTCCAGTTATATTTGATTACGGTTTTGCCTACACCAAAGGGTTAGAAAACACCAATTACAACAATAGTACATTTTTTACAAATAAAGGTTACACTCCCTTTATGTTTGACGAAATTAACGATTTTAAAACATTGATGGTTAGAATGGCCTTTGTAAAAAATTGTCCCGAAAAATTTAAAGATTTGGCCGAAAGCACCTTTTTAAACTCAGGTAGTATTAAATTTAAATTAGACCGAGAAACAGGTTGGATTAAGAGCGCTAATTCTAGCGCTGGCAGAGTTGTTTGTAATAGGTTAAAAAAGACCATTTTAGATATAAATAATGATTATAAAGAAAATTTTATTTTTATGGAGCTTGATAACGTTGTAGAGTTGTTTGGAATTTTGATTAAACTTCCAATTGAAAAGGAACACAAGAACCATTCTACAAAAAAAACTATTAAATATAGTGTTTCTACCTTTATTCACGAATGGAATAAAATAGACGCGTGGTTTTCAGAAGACTTTGCGGACGACAAATTAAATATTATAAAAAGGATGTTTGAAGCCATAAATAATTTGATTGAAGCGGAAGAGGTTGAAATCGTCCGTAATTTTAAATTAAAATTATTTGAAGCTTTTGATGGTTTTGGCGAGTTTGTAAATGTTCAGGGAGTAGATTATGGTGCTCTGCTATCATCAATTATAGAAATTTCAAATTTTATAGAAGACATTGTCTATACTGAAATTCAACGCTACAAAAAATTGTTTAACCTGACCAGCTGTATGGATGGTTGGAACCTTTTTAACAGTATAGAAGAAAAGGTAAAGAGCGATCTACCCTATATATTCCAACCATCCGATAATGTAGTTTTATTTGATTGTGTGGAGCGGACAACCTCATCTTTTGAATTGGTAGATCAAGATATAATTGAAGCCTTAAATATAGCCGGAAGTTTGGAAGCTCAAATAGGGTTATTTAACAGCTTGTCATGGGAAAAATTTAATTAATCCAAGAAAAATATTTTTAATGGTTCTAAGAACCATTAAAAATAAATTTAAGTCAAACTTCAATTTATTTTAGGTAAACTTAGACCTAACGTTAGACTCTTGCAAAAATCTTAATTATTTTTAATGCTTCAAATAAGCATTAAAAATGTCTGTTTATCCTTTCTTCAAGGAGGATGGTATCTAACTGTTGAAATATATTTTTATAGACAAAAGTCTCCCTAAAAGACTTTAAAAAATTAGAGTAGACAGAATACTGATGGTGCAATTCCAACTCTAAAATAAGGTAGTAATAATCCAAAGCTATGAAAAATAAATTTTTTTGTTCGATAGAAATTTTAGGTTCTTCTGAACCTTTTTTGTATATTTTTAAATTCAAGTCGTATAAAATATTTTCAAGGTTTGTTTTGTCCAAATCAAGCAGATAATCTATATCCGATTTCGACAAACTATTCTTCTCCTTGTACCAATAATAAATTTTAATATTATTTAATAAAGATCGAATTAAACCTTTCTTTTTGTGGGAATTGTTTACATGTTCAAGTTCATCATTGACATCTAAAATTTTTTTTAGTTTTAAAAAGGTTGGTTGTCTACCTAAACAGTCGTCGGTAAATTTTTTGGGTTGAATTTCAATATCAAGGTCGTTGTGGTACCTTTGAATGATAAAAGTTATAAATTTGTATGGAATTAGATTAGATACACCTTTTTGCAGAGACTTGATGTGATTGTTGGTTAATAGGTCCACGGATAAGTTTGTTTCCGACTTGAAAAATAATAAAAGGTCTGTGATACCTTTAAATATAGACAAGTTCTTATTTTGGACCACGTCCACACAAAACAGGAGGAAAACATAAATATCGTAACCGGGCGATAGATAGTCAAAAATACCTTTTGTTTCAAGGCTTTTTTGACCTAAAGTTTGCCCTTTTGTACAAACAGATGAAAGGCCAAAATCGATCATAACCGGCTTATATGGACTATTAATGGTGTATTGATAACCATACAATGAAATTTTTATTGGGTTATCCTTGGTATGAACCAAAATAACATTGTCCGTGTGAAGATCATAATGTGAAAAATTTAACTTGTTTTGGGCTACTTCTAACCCTAATAAAATCTGAAAGAAAATGTTTAAAAAGTCCTTAAAAGTACTCTTTTTGTCTATTAGAAAATTTTTAAGGTTAATACCATCTATAAATTCGGTAGCTATATGAAACTGGTTTTTATACTGAAAACAACCTAAAGTTCTAACAAAAAATGGCGATTCGTTTATAATCTTATTAAGGTTAATTCCAACACAAAAATCTCTTAGAGTAATCTCGTCAAATCTAGATGTTTTCGCCCTTTTAATTACAACATAAAATTTGTCAAAAAGTAAGCTTTTACTAACCACTCCTTGTTTACTTTTACTTCCGAATGGTTTCAAGTCAGTTAACCATTGATGCTTTTTTAGAGAGTGGTTAACATTGTCCTTGCAACAAAAATTAAAAGGAATACTCATGTCTATGGTGGAAATTGTCGCTAGAAAAAATAATTTTTCTAAAACCTCAGAGTCAACCATTTCCTTTGTTAGTTTTAATGGTACATTTTCGTCAAAATATTCTAAAAAAGGTCGAACCTCTTTTAAAGTGTAATTAAAGTAAGAGTGGCTTAAAGTAGCTATTATTTCTTCCTCTTTCATTTATTCTTTTCAATTTTATACTTGTTTCTTTAATCCTTAGCCTTGACATTTGTATTAATATTTTTAAAAGTTATGGTGACCTTTTGATTGGAATTCACAACTCTGGTTTAAATGGTTATTTTTTAACTATAAAAAATATAAACGTTTCTATGTACAAAAAATTTTTATCTGAAATATTGCTACTAATAAATTAAACATGTCTATGTCTTCATCGAATATAACCTCAGGGTTTATTGATATCGCCACTTTTGACGAGATCGAAAAGTATATGTATGGTGGTCCGACTGCCACGGCATACTTTGTAAGAGAAATCAGAAAGTCGACTTGGTTCACTCAAGTACCTGTTCCACTTTCCAGAAATACAGGCAATGCTGCTTTCGGCCAAGAATGGTCTGTTTCGATCTCTCGTGCTGGAGACTACCTTCTACAAACATGGGTGAGAGCCAACATTCCTCAGGTTACTCTTAATGCTCAACTTGCTCCTACATTCGCTTTGAGATGGACCAAAAATTTAATGCATAATTTAATCCGTGAAGCAACCATTACTTTTAACGATTTAGTAGCTGCTCGTTTCGACAATTATCATCTCGATTTCTGGTCTGCTTTCACCGTACCGGCTAGCAAAAGAAATGGTTATGATAATATGATTGGAAACATCTCTAATTTAATCAATCCTGTTGCTCCTGGCGGAATTCTTGGAGGCCCTGGTGGAACCAACCTTAATCTCCCACTTCCATTCTTCTTCTCCAGAGATACTGGTGTGGCCCTCCCTACAGCCGCTCTCCCCTACAATGAGATGCAAATCAACTTTAACTTTAGAGATTGGAATGAATTGTTAATTTTGACCAATAGTGCTTTGGGACCACCAGCGAGCCCATATGTTCCAATTGTGGTTGGAACCCATATTGCCGCGGCCCCTGTTCTAGGACCAGTCCAAGTATGGGCCAACTATGCCATTGTTTCCAACGAAGAGCGTAGAAGGATGGGTTGTGCCATTAGGGACATTCTTATTGAACAGGTCCAAACAGCACCACGACAAAACTATACCCCTATTACGAATGCCATGCCAACTTTTGATATTAGGTTCTCACACGCCATTAAAGCTTTATTCTTTGCTGTCAGAAATAGAACTGGTAGTGCTGAATGGTCAAATTATGCCACATCTTCACCGGTTGTTAACGTTCCAAACGTTAACTTTGCTCCTGCTGGTTCATTTGACCCTATCGCCAATACAACTCTTATCTACGAGAACACAAACAGGTTAGGTGCAATGGGATCAGATTACTTCTCTCTAGTCAATCCATTTTATCATGCTCCAACTATACCATCAGAGATTGGTTATCACTTGTATTCGTACTCTCTACACTTTTACGACCTTGATCCTATGGGTTCAACCAACTATGGTAAGTTGACCAATGTTTCTATTGTTCCGCAAGCTAGTCCAGCCGCTATTACCGCTGCTGGAGGTGCTGGAGGTCAACCAGGATCAGATTATGCACAGACATACGAATTTGTTATTGTTGCTGTCAACAACAACATTGTCAGAATGGTTTTGCCAAAACTAGTTCTGAACAGGCGGAAGTGGTCTCGCGAGGGACCGATGGTAATGGTTTGTTAAACCATTCCTTGAATCGTGAATTAACATGATACTTTGGTACCGTCTAGTCGGCTTATGGCCGGGCTAAATCAGATCCAAAGATCTGATTCAAGTGGCTATAAGTGGTACGTCGACGACAGTCGACACCTAGTGATTTAGAGGTTATTCTAACCTTTACATCGGAACAGGCAAGGTTGATGAAAACGGTCAAAATTCAGATAGTTTCAAGAGGACTATGTGGACAAGACCGTCGGTGTAGCTTAAGGGTAACCTTAAGTGAGATCGCTATCGACTGGGTCATCAACCGGTTGTCCTAGGGTCAAAAAAGACCGTTAGGATGGCTCAATGTACAGTCAGGCCATTGTAAGGATATTAAGGTCCGAGCAATGCTTATGTGATCAGGTGGATTGAAAATTGATACCTGGGAAGCATAAGGAGGATTATTAAATTTTAATGGTCCTTGGTAACCGTTCAGGAGGCGCTCTTGGTTTCCCTGTGTTATAAGAAAATTATGGTTATTTCAACCTTACAAAAATACAAAAAAATATTTACAAAAAATTTTTTATGCTTACAAAAAGCATAAAAAATTTACATGTTACTTTATCCTTACGTATGACCTTTAATTCTTATAGAACCAAAATTCAAAATTGTGACCGTTTTTAGCCACAAGTAGTATTCTTAGTTGTTTTAGAAATTTTCGTATACTTAAAGGTTAGAATAAGTTTAGTGTCGGTAATTATTTCCTCTTCTTTGTAATGGTTCAACAATTCTTTTAATGCGAGAGGTTTCGTGACCAAGGACATTAACAACCAGTGTTTGTATTTGTATAACTTTAGACATCTTTTTACTTTCAAAATTATTCAATTTTATAATTTTTTATGCTTACTGTAAGCATAAAAAATTTACAAGGTTATTATGGAGCACACATCAACTTGTAACATTGTTGGCCTGGAAGGCACCTTGAATGGCAATTTGGCTCGCCGGATCTACAGGGGCCTCCGTCTCTACACGTCTTGCAACAATTATTATAATTAATGGTGATAATAACCACAATTGTTATCAAAATTATAACAATAATATACCACCATGGCATTAAAACTTTCGTCTGCATTTTATTTACTGACTAATTTAGGGTACAAGAACTTTCAGCGTAACCTTAACCAAAAAGCGTAATTGTGGTCGAAACTATCACAGATCTTCCTGTGAACAAAGAGAAATATCGGGGGAAAATGTATAAACATTTATGCTTTCTATAAGCCATAAAACAGTTAATAAAAATGGTAATACAATCTATATCGTTTCCACTATCAGAGTGGGCAACGGATTCCGCAAGATTATGGTTGCAAAAGCGCCATTACTATCCAATAAAATCGGCTCGGTATAGGATGGTCGAACCCAAACCTCGGTACAACTACCGAACCATTATCTTGCCAAATGGTGTACACTTAATTATTCCATAAATCCAATATTTAGATAAATGGTACAGCCAAAACATACAAAGGGTTAGAACAAAAGTATAGTTGTATCCTCCTATTTACAAAGTGGTGAAGATGAATCAATATTAAGTAGTAAATAAATGGCTTATAGATGTAATCCGTGCAGACACACCTCTGCGCCTTTTCCAATTGCTAGATCTGTATGGGATATGCACCAAAACGCATACTTTTGTCCAGATTGTGTTGGTGACTATACCTTATCTACAAACAAGTATCCAAACCCACCTCCTCCAAAAGGAAACTGTGGTTGTGGTTGCAAACCATGCTGTTGTAGACCATTGTGTGACTACAAGCCCCGTAAACCGTTAATGGGAGTCGATCCTTGTTTTCCACCACATCCAGCGGTTTCTCCTCCTGAATGTTTAATTAGACCGCATCCTCACCTTGTACCACCACATGTAGGACCACACCCGGTACCCCCTCCAAACCATCCAGTAGTACCACACCCGGTACCCCCTCCAAACCATCCAGTAGTACCACACCCAGTAGTACCGCATAAACCAGTTTCTCCTCCACATGTCACACCGGTACCAAAGGCCGATGCCAAATCTTTAGCATCTTTTTTCTTCTTTGAATAACCTTTCAGGTATAAAATATTTTTTTAATGCTTGCAATAAGCATTAAAAAAAATATAAAGCAATAAACCAAAATATTACAAGTAATAAATGAATTCTAAATATGGTGAAAAGTACCATTTGCCCGCAAATACGAAAGAAATTCTAAGTTTAGCTTTGGGTACAGCATTAGTTTTTGCTTTACTCCCAACCGACCATCGTAAGGCTAAAATACATATGACATTTGTATGGTTGATTTATAGCATAGTTTATAACGATTTTGTGATAATGTCGATATGTTTACTTTTAATAACTTTGAATTTGGTCGAATAATTCGTGTTTTAATGGTTCCAACTCTCTATTAATTTTTCACAAAGCCGCTCGGTGCCGGACACGATAGAAGAAGACTCTCTATTGGCTTCGACATCTAATTTAACCGGAGTTTTGGGTCAGTCTATTCGGAGAAACTATACAAATATGTGGTGGGGTTGTAGACTATACTTTTTATTAAAATTTTTATTGTTTATTTTTGCATAAATTTTAAAGCTTCCGGGTGAGCTTTAATCACGTCAAATTTAAACTTTTTGAGGTACAAACCTTCAAGTGTTCTAACTCGTGACAGCGCGGTGTATGCCTGACCATACTCAAAAGTCTCGTTCAAATCTATACTCACACAGTCCAATGTCGATCCTTGACACGAGTGAATTGTTAAAGCATATGCTATCTTCAATGGTATCTGAGTAGCATAACCAACCTGTTTAACTTTTCCATTTCTTAAGGTATGAAACAAGTTAAACTTTATAGGTTTAACTGTAGAGGTGGTTCCATTCACCCATTGTACAATTGGATAGTCTTCTGGTGTAAATCCAGTTATAATACCTCTACTACCGTTAACTAATGTAGGACCAATCTTATAGGTCAACATAACCTGGGTATTCTCACAAACTTGTAAGGTAATAGGGGTCGTAGAATTTTTAATAAAATTTTTAACAATGTAATCAAAAGATATGGTGCATTCCTCCTCTTTGAACGTCATTTCGTATTCTCTAAATTCAAATCCTTGTTTGGCCAACTTGTTTAATGATTTTTCGTTCAAATCAGCTACAGATCTACGTGTGCAAAATAATTTGGTTGGTTTAACCTTTTCCGAAGGAAGTATCTTAAATCTAGACGACAAGATCTCTTTAACCTGATAATCAACCACACCAACTCTAATTTTATTTAAAACATTTTTAAAGATAGAATCAATCTGTCTAACTATATTTCTCAATTCTATGGTTTGATCTATGCACCGATTAAATTTTTTACTATGAATAATTAAGGTAGAATTTTGACTTACACATGGTAGTTGAAATAGGTCTCCGGTGACCACTAATTGAATTCCCCCAAATTTAAGCTTGTTTTCCCTCACCAATCGAGCTACTTTTTCAAGTTTATTAAAAATGTCTGGGTGAAGCATACTTATTTCGTCAATAATTAAAAGATTTAATTTCAACCATAAATCTCTTTTATCTTTATTTCTAATTATTTTATCGTATAAATCCTCCACATCGTCGTTTCCTAAACCGATACCCAAAAAAGAATGGAGCGTTGATCCACCAATATTAAGTGCGGATATTCCCGTGGTTGACGTTAACCCTATTAGTTTATTTTGTTTGTTGGTTTCGACATAATGCTTGATTAAGGCCGATTTACCCGTTCCAGCGGGAGCATTTATAAAAATATTTTTTCCAGACTCAATCAACCTCAAAACATACTCTTGTTCTGGATTAGGCACAAAGGTGTCTGTAACTGGAGTGGTGTTATACTTCCAATATTCGATCCAAAAGTATGGATCGCTAACCCATATAATATTATCATATGGTAATCTCTTTAGTATATTAATTTTAATTTCGTATGGTAAAGACGAAGCATATTTTTGCAATCCATTAGTCATATTTAATGTTTATTTATAATCATATTTTAAGGGAAAAAATTCAATTTTAGTTTACAGGCTTAACCCTTTCACTGCCGTGGTGTCTCATCTTTTACCCTTTGGGCAAAAGAGTTCAAAGATGGTAACATTTTGGAATCAAAAGAGTTAAAAGGTCATACTTAACCATTCGGAGCCTTTTATCCAGTTTTTATAAATTTGATATAATGCATGATCCGTATTCTCCTTAAATAAAATATTTAATAATTTTATGGCTGCAACATCCTTAAAAAGTATAGTAAAAATTTTATTTTTTATGGTGACCTGTTCAGGGTTACATTTAACC